TTCTTCTATTGCTAATAGTGGTACTATTTCTGTACTTGCAGGATCAAACATAAGTACAACGGGTAACGGTTCTGGTGGCGTAACTATAGCATACACTGGAGGTACAGGATCAATGAGTAGTTGGACGATAGCTGGTGACTCAGGAACATCTACAGTTTCAGATAGTCAAACAGCAACAATTGCAGGTTCTACAGGTATTGATACTGCTGAGTCTGGACGTACCGTAACTGTAAGTCTTGATTTAGCTGAATTAACTACAGTAACTTCTATTGATCCAGCAGCAGATTTCTTAGTTGGGGTAGATGGAAGTGCAAACGAAAAAATATTATATAGTAATGTACATTTAAATCAGTGGGGTGCAGCTGAAGCAGATGTTGCATTTGGTGCTAATAAACTAACAGGTGTTGCAAATGGTACTGCAGGAACTGACGGTGTTAACTTAGGACAAGTTCAATCTTTAGTAGCTGGGGTTGGTGTATTTCAAGGAGGTTATAATGCAAATACAAACTCACCAGCAATAGCAGGAGCAAGTAACATTGCAGCTGACACAGGTGACTTCTACGTTGTAACAACAGCTGGAACTATTGCTTTTAATGGTTCAAGTGTTGTAGTAGAGGTGGGAGATTTAATTTTTGCTAATGAAGCAATTTCAGCATCTACTAATCCTGCAGCTACAAAGTATACTATTGTAATTCAAGACCAGAATATAGCAGGAGCTGGAGCAACCGATGGAGCAACACAAAAAGGTGTGGCTGGGTTTGATAGTGCAAACTTTGGTGTTACAGTAAATGGATTTGTTACTATAGATGACTCAGGAGTTACAGCTGCTTCATATGGTGGTGTAACTAAATCATTAAGTGCAACTGTTGATGCAAAAGGATTTGTTACTGCAATGTCTGAAAATACAATTGCAATACCAGCATCACAAATTACTGATTTCTGTGCTGCAGTAACAACTTGTATTGGAAATAATCATAATTTTACTGCAAACATAGGTAACGGTGTTGCAACAACTTATGCAATAACTCATAACTTAGGAACACGAGATGTAATGGTTCAAGCATACAGAAACTCTTCTCCTTATGACTCAGTTGAATTAACAGTTGAAAGAACATCAACATCAGTTGTTACTTTAGAAACTGTTGATCCATTAAGTACAGATGAAGTTAGAGTAATGATTACTGAAATTTTATAACACACTTTACATATACGAGTTTAATTATTAGCAAAACGCTTTTAATTAAATTCGTATATTTGTAAAAATCTATTTTTTATATCACGATGGTAGTAATAGCTATATTAATGAGTCAGGTACTGGAGATTTGTTTATTAGAGGTATTAATGTTCAAATTTCTAATACTTCGGATGTAAAAATGTTTAGAGGTGTATCAGCAGGAGAAGCTATACTTTATTATAACAACTCTAAAAAGCTTGAAACAGCATCTACAGGAGTTTCAGTAACAGGAGATGTAAGAATAGCTGGAACCTCTACAATTTATAGCACTGATTGTACTTTAGCTGGAGAGTTAAACATGGAAAACGGTAGTGATATTTTATTATCTGCTACTGCAACTCTTCAAGTAGATGGTGATGCTGGAGTTGGAAAATATTTAAAAAGTGTTTCAGGAGGATTAGAGTGGACTGCAATAAATTCTGGTACAGTTACTTCTGTAGGTATAACTGCGGGAACAGGAATCAGTGTTTCTGGATCACCGATAACATCTTCTGGAAGTATTACAGTAACAAACACTATTACAAACAATAATCAATTAACAAACGGAGCAGGGTATACTACAAATGCTGGTACAGTTACTTCTATTGCAACAACTTCACCAATTACTGGTGGAACCATAACAGGATCAGGAACTATAGCTTTTGATTCAACAGCTGTAACCAGTCTAACAAATTTAAACACGACAGGGACTATTGTTGATGGTGTTTGGAATAGTGATAGAAAATTTGACAAAACATCAACCACAGATTTATCATATCAAGGTGATATAGTATATTGGCACTCAACTACAGTAACAGCTGGTAAAGTATATGTTTATCAACAAGACCAATGGACAGCTGCTGACGCAGATGCAGAGTCAACATCTAAAGGAACTTTAGCAATTGCATTAGGAAATGGTGCTTCTAACTCAGTTGGTATGTTAATCAGAGGAACATATACTTTAAATTATGATCCAGGAACGGATGGTGACTTATTATATATATCTACAACTGCAGGTAATTTAGTAACAGAACCACCAAGTGCCTCTGGTGATGTCGTTAGAATCGTTGGTCAATTACTTGACACTACCAATGGGCAAATATTTTTTAATCCAGACTATACATTTATAACACTTTCTTAATATGTCTATAGCAAAGGTTAATGGAGTTGCGGTAGACAGTATATCAGAGATAAATAATTTATCTCGTACTTCTCAAATAGATAAAATAAACGCAGTTGATATTGGCTCATCATTTAGCACAGATTACTCTCTTGAGTTAAACGGTAGTTCACAATATGTAGATTTAGGAGACCAAACCTCTTCAGCACTAAATCCTTCTCAATCTTCAATTAATAGTAGCGGCCTTACTTTAACTGCTTGGGTATATATTGATACACTTGGTACTGGAGGAGGTGATTTTATTTATGACTTAGGAAATTGCTGTACTAATAATTACTATGGTCTTAAAATGGTTGTAAACGGAAATGGAGCTTTAGTTTTTCATGTTATGGGATTAAATCAAGGTTTTGCTGGTGCTGGTAGTAATAACAGAAATACTACAAGAACAGCAAACTCAACAATATCTACTGGACAGTGGTATCATTTAGCAGTGGTTATACCTTCAGGAAGTATGGGTTCTACACAAACGAGAGATTCATGGCTAATATATATTAATGGCTCTGCTTATAGTGGTACTTATACAAGGTCAGGAAATCAAAATGTTACTTTAGCTTACAATGGTAATTCAAGTTTAGGAGTTTGGAGACGGGCAAGTAATGTAAACTTTTTTGATGGTGAAATGAATAATTATGCAGTATTTTCTACAGCTTTAAATGCTACTAACATTTCAGCTATTTATAATTCAGGAGCTCCTATAGATTTAAGCACAAATTCTGGTAATTATAATCAATCGGCTAACCTTACTGCATGGTGGAGATTTAATGAAGGAACAGGAACTTCATACACTGATAGTTCGGGCAATGGATTTACAGGATCTGGTGTTGGCTCACCTTCGTTCAACACGAATGTTCCAACGTAATTTCATAAATAAAATATTTGTATCTTTGTGCTTTATTAACTAATTAAATTATAATCAAATGGCAAAAAAAGAAGTAAAATTAACTACAGACGAATTAACAAAATTACAATCATTACAAAGTGAATATAATCAGCTAAAAATACAATTAGGTGATACAGTTATGCAGCAATCACTTTTAATGAAAAAGATTGAAGATATTAGAGATAAGTTTAAGGCTGAAGAAGGACCTCTAATGGAAAAGTACGGTAAAAACGCAACTATCAACCTGGAAACAGGAGAGGTGTCTGAAAAGCCTGCAGAAGCTGCAGACTTAAAGGTAACCAAATAAAAATGAAACTATATGGCTAAAATATTTAATACTACGGTATATCCTACTATTGTTCCTGCGGCAACAGATTTATTAATAGGAACGGATGTAAGTGATAACAACAAAACCGTAACTTTTAAAATTAGCGATATAGTAGGAGGTGGAGGTGCCGCTCAAGATTTAGCTTCTGTATTAGCTATTGGTAATTCAGCAGCTAACAATATTACACTAACAGGTACGGGAATACTAACAGCAGTTGATGTATTCCCTACTGTTATTTCTGCAGGAACACAAGGTACTCATGGTGTTGTAGGGCAATTTTTAGCATCTACGGGAACAGGGATACAATGGCAAACTCCTCCAGGAGCAAATTTAACTTGGCAAAATGTTGTTGATAATAGTAACATTGTTCAGGCAAAAAGTTTATTTCTTCAAGATGGTAGTTTTTCTATAACACAACCAAACAATACTTCAGGTAGTTTTAGTGCAGATACAAAAACATCTTTATCATGGAATGCTCTTGCAACATTTCATAGTGACGTAGCATTAGGAGATGGAACTGGAACTACTGCTACATCAGTTTCTTTTTATTCTGCAACACAAATTTTAGCTGATGATGGAACTGGAGTAATGGTTCCAGGTACTGCAGGACAGCTTCTATCCTCAACGGGAACAGGAGTACAATGGTCTTCAGCATCTACACTTATTACACCAACTCTACAAGATGTATGTACTCCAACATCATCTTCAGATAATGTATTAACAGGTGTTGGAATTGAGTTTGTTGGTACAAATTTAGGAAGTACAACTTCTTTTGATTCAGATACTATTTTACAATCTCAAGGTACAGTCAAAATTATAGGGAATGCTGATATTACAGTACCTGCATCACAAGGATTTTTAGAAATTAATGGCGGTGCAATAGATATTAAGGGTGACTATACAGAATTTAGAATAAAAGGTTCACCAGGAACGTCAGGTCAGCTGTTAGTTTCAAAAGGTTCTTTATTAACACCAGCTTGGGAAACTGTATCAGGATTAAATCAAAACCTTCAAGATACTTTAGGCAATGGAAATACAGCAAACGGTACAAATGCAAACATAACTTTAACAGGAAATGCGTCAACTCTTGCAAATCCAACTGAAGGAGTTGTAGAGGTAAGTAATGGTGCTTTTTCTTTAGTTGGAGATCATTCAGGTGTAAGTTTAAAAGGTTCTTTTGGTAATGCTGGTCAAGTATTAGTTTCTCAAGGAGAAGGTGCTACTCCAGTGTGGGGTGCAAACGGAAGTGGTACAGTAAATAACATAGTAGGTGGACTTACTAATTATATTCAAGTAAATGTAGATGCTACAACTGCAGCATCACCAGTAGTTTCAAGTTCTCTTTTAACTACAGGAACTTCTATTCCTACTACAACGGGAGTAGCAACATTTACAGATATACAAACAAATGGAACAGCATATACTCCAACAAATAATGTAGTTACAACACCAGTTGTGTCAGCAAATGGTTCTGGCTTAACTGTAAATGTAAATAGTGTAAACATTCAAAGCTCCAGTGATTTTACTGTAGTTTCTGGTGGTACAGGATATCTTGTAGGAGATACAGTAGAAATACCAGGATCAAGTGGAACTCCTTGTATATTACAAATTCAAAATGTATCCTCAGACAGATATTATGATGCACTTGGAAAATTTTCAGAACCAAGTGGTAAGGATTGGGATTTATCATTTTTAAATACTAACTCAGGTGTACCTGTAACAGTTTCAATACCTTCTGGTCAAGGAGGTTCAGGATATACAGATCCAACAACTACAGGTGTGGCTGTAGGATCAAACGGTTTAATTGTAACCTTAAATACATCTGGAGGTGTTGCACAAACAGCAACAATTACAACTCCAGGAACAGGGTATGCAGCTGGATCTTCATTTTCTGGGTTATCAGGTGGTACGGGTACAGGAACAACTGTAGTGGTTGATACCGTAAAGGGTGATAGTACATTAAGAAATTCAGACGGAACAAGAAGTAGTGATGTTGTATTTAAAGAAGGGAATAATATAGAATTTGTAAGAGGTATTAATAGTAGTGAAGTTACAATAAATTCAAGTGCAGGAGGTGGTACTGTAACATCGGTAGGTGCAGTAAGCACAAACGCTACTCTTTCAATATCAGGAAGTCCAATTACAACATCAGGTGATTTAGATATAGAGTTACCAACCATGTCTGCTCTTACTCCAGGTTCATATACTAATTCTGATATAACTGTTGACGCATATGGAAGAATAACTGCGGCTGGAAATGGAACTCCAGTGGCTAATACAACTTATGATTTAACATCTTCTCAGTCTGGTCCTGTTTTAACTATGACAAACCCATCTGGTGGTTCTGGTTATGTAGCAGGTTCTACTTTATCGACTACAGTTGTAACTGGTGGAGGAGATGGGAACTTAACTGTTTTAGTTGGAACTGTAACAGCAGGTGCAATAGATGCAAATCAAATAACCGTAGTTGCAGCTGGTGCAGGATATGCACCAGGAGATACTTTTACAGTAGATGGTCCTGGAGCAGATGTAACAGGAGTAGTTGCAACGGTTAGCACAACAACTGCAGGAATAAACTTAGTTCCGTCTACAGGAACTACAGATACGGTTCTTTTGAAAGAAGGTTCAAATATAACCTTAACAGATAATGGTTCAAATGAAATAACAATTTCTGCAGCAAATTCTTCAGGAATTGCTTCATTTGGTATAGCTACTAACCCAGCAAGTACAGCGGGAACGATAAATGTTACAGACAATACAATAACATTCACAGAGCAAGTAAATACTATAAATTCTGTTAATTATAATTATATATCTCAAGATATTAGTGCTACTAATATATTAACTACTGGTTTAAGTGCAGACACATCTGGTTTAAACGGTACTACAGTATTAACACACTTTTTAAGAGCTGATAATACATGGGCTGCTCCAGCATCTACATCTTATATAGGAAGTGGTGGTGTAGATATAGGAACAAATGGTGTTGCATCATTATCAGGTTTTACCGCTGGTTCTGCCTACAACACTGGAAAAGATTTAGGATATAAAGTTATTTTTGATGTAATAGGTGGTACAGGATCTGGTTGTCAAATATTAGCTTTAAATACGGGAGGTGTTTTATCAGCACCAGAAATTTACGCAAAAGGAAAGGGGTATACTGTAAATGACACTTTATCTTTACAAGAAGCAAACGGACAAGGAGCAACTCCTGGAACACCTGCACAAGTTACAGCTGCTTCACTAACCACTCCAGGAGAGTTTCAAGTATTTAGTAAACCAGATAATTTACAAACACAATACAAGCCTACTTTAAAAGCAATCAATACAGGCGGTACTACTGCAGATCCTGAATTAGAATTTACATTATTAGGACCTGCAACAAAATCAGTTGATACAGTTGCTTTAGCAGGTGGAACTGATATAAGCGTTATAAGAGATAACGATGGACAAATAACTATATCAAGTACAGCTACTTTTACCCCAGCAGTTACAGCACCAATATATTTAGATGGTAGTAATATTAGGTTAAATTATAATGATGCTTCCGTTACAAATAATGTTGTTACTGCAGCTGATGCTTTTTCAGCAAGCCAACCTGTTGTTCCTGCTACTGATACGGTTTTAGTAAATAAAAGAACATCATATGTAACATCATTTAGTGGAAGTGGTTCAGGTTATACTCCAGGTATAACAACTGGTGTAACTCTTCAGTTATTATCAGGTGGTCCAGTACCCGTACTCCCAGTTGTAAGTTTTACAGTTCAAGGCTCAGGTGCCATAAATACAGCAACAATAGTATTTACAACTTTAGGAACAGGAGTTCAAGCAAACGATCAATTTAGAATACCAGGTAGTACAGGGACACCAGTCGATATTACTATAACAAGTTCAAATCAAAATATAGTTGAAAGTGTTCCGATTTCTGAGTTATCTACAGCTATAGGAACAATGTCAAGTTTTGGAATTGGCTCAGATAGTGGAACAGCAACTATTACTGATGGACAAACAATATCATTTTCAGGGGGTGTGGGGATTACTACAGCTATAGGATTAGGAACTCAAACTGTTACTTTTGATTTAGACTTAAACGAACTTACAACATCAACAGATAATGCAGATGGAGACTTCTTTGCAGTAGTAGATACAACAGGAGTTCAAAAGAAATTAACTAAAGCTAATATTAATAACTCAGGTTTCAATAATGACGCTGGTTATACAACTAATACAGGAACCGTAACAGGAACAGGTACTCAAGGAGTAATACCTGCGTGGGCATCTGGTGGTGCGGGAATTGAAAACACAGTTCTTTTTTATGACTCAAGTAACAAAGTTTTTTCTTTTAATAACAATAACGTTGTTAATAATGATTATACATTAACAGTTGGTGCAAATGGAGGATTTGGAAATGGATATATTTATGTTGAAAACACAACTAACAATGTAAGAATAGGTAAAAATTCATTAGGAACTTTAAGCGAAACAGGTTCAGCAGTTTCTAATACAATAATAGGAACTCAGGCTGGACAAGCTATAACAGATGGTGCTGAAAATACAGTAGTTGGATTTAATGCAATGGCAGCAGCTACAAAACAAACTGGAAATACTATAGTTGGTGTTGGTGCAATGTCTAATGGTTATGGTGGTGCAGATGTGGCTATAGGAAAAGACTCGTTAAAGTTTGGTGCAAATACAAATTCAAATCCTAATATTAATGATGCAACTAATAGAGTAGCTATAGGTAATAATGCTTTAGCAGGTGAATCTACTACACTACAAATAGGTGAAGAAATAGTAGCTATTGGTACATCAGCAGGACAATACACTTCAAGCACTGCAGCAGGAGGTGGTATATTTATAGGTTCTTTTGCTGGACAACATACTGTAAATAATCAAACTAAAAACGGTATAAATCAAATAGCTATTGGAAGACGTGCAATGCAGTATTTTACAACTTCTGAATCCATTGCTATTGGAGCTTATTCTATGATTGATGATAATGCTTCAGGTGCAAAAATTGGAGGAACAGGACATATTGCAATTGGAACTCATTCTTTAGGATCGGTAGGTGGAGCACCAACTGTAAGCGGAAGTTATAATATAGCTATAGGATATAAAGCACAAGATGCTGTACAAGATTTAGGTGCAGACACTATAGCAATGGGAAGAGAAGCTAAAGCACAAGGAACTGACTCCATAGCAATAGGTAGACAAACTCAAGCTGGTACATCGGCTAATGATGAATCAATAGCAATAGGATCTTCAGCTTCAGCTGCAGCAAAAAATTGTATGGCAATAGGTTTTAATTCAAGTGCGTCAGGAGACGGTTCATTAGCTTTAGGGAAAAACTCAGTTACAACTGATGATAATCAGCTTTCTTTTGGTAGTACAACTGTACCTTTAGGTCTTATTGAAAACAGCGGAGTAACTGCAACTAAAAGATGGAAAATACATATTAATGGTGCTTATTACTATGTTGGATTAGAACCAGTACCATAATATAAATTAAATAAAATAAAATGAGAGTAGAATTAAATGATGATTCTATTAAAACCATAAATCGTTTATTACAATCTTTACCAATTAGTACATTACCAATAGTAGAGAAAATAACAGAAGAAATAAACAAAGGTTTAGTAGAAGATAATAAATAAAATAAAATGGATATTAGAAAGATTTCAATAGGTTCTGATTATAAATCAGGATCAATGCACTATATTGTTGGTCAACCTGTTCTGGGAGGCGATTATAAAATACACTTAATACAAGCTAAGGAAGAAACTCAATCATACAAGTTGTGGGTAGAAAAAAATAATGAGGTTTTTATTTGGAAAGAATTTTTGTACACTTTACCGATTACGTTAGAGTATAACATAAATTTTTAATGAAAGCGTTATATTCTTTTATAGCTAAACCATACAACAATAGAAGATACGATAATATAAAAACTATTGGTGGTATGGAGTTTGTTACCAGTGTTTCTGAAGAAGATCATACGTCTTCCAATAGATTTGCTGAAGTAGTTTCTACTCCTTTAAATTATAATGGAGATATAAAGCCAGGTGATATTCTTTTGGTTCATCATAATGTATTTAAATTTTATAATGACATGTATGGTAACACGAAAAGCGGTAAAAGTTTTTTTAAAGAAAATTTATTTTTTATAGAACAAGACCAGTTTTTTTTATACAAGTCTGATGATAAATGGAAAACACATGGTAAGTATTGTTTTGTAAAACCTGTTGATAAAAAAGACTCATATATTAAAAAAAGTTCTAAGTATGAACCTTTAACAGGAATTGTTAAGTATTCAAATAAACAATTAGAAAAGTTAGGAGTAAAAGAAGGAGACCAGGTGATTTATCAACCAGAAAGTGAATATCCTTTTTATGTAGATGATGAGCTTTTATACAGAATGTTTACTAATAATATAACCATGATAATAAATGACTAACAAAGAATTAAAATTACAAATAATAGAAGCAGGTAGTAAGGCAGTAAAACAACTTATAAAAGTTGCAAAAGAAGATATAATAAAATATGATGCTGAAGACGAGTTAGCTGCCGACAGATTAAAAAATGCTGCAGCCACAAAGAAGTTAGCTATATTTGATGCTTTTGAAATATTAAAAAGAATAGAAGAAGAAAAAGATATATTAAATGGTGATGTTAGTGATAATAAAAACAATACATTAAAAGGGTTTGCAGAATCAAGATCAAAATAGTATTTATAAAGTTTTAAAAAACTATATACCTAAAAATGTAATGGTTAAAAAAAATAAAGCCAGAACATGGAAGTATGGATATAACGATAAATATAATGTAGTTATTATATCAAAAGACGGAACTTTAGGAGATATATATGAAATCAGTAATGTTATTATTGGATTACCAAAAACACCTAAAACATTTGAAAATCAAAAAGATAAAAAAGAAAATCAAGTGTGGAATCCTAAAGTTCAGCCAAAAGCATTAAAAAGAATATCTTCTATATTTCAATGGAATGAAATGCCAGCTGCTTTTAAAAACTCTTGGGTAGAATATATAGAAAAAGAATTTGACAAGAGAGAAGAAGGACATTGGTTTTTAAATAATGGATTACCTACATATATAACGGGAACTCACTATATGTATTTACAATGGACTAAAATAGATGTTGGTCATCCTGATTTTAGAGAAGCTAATAGAATATTTTATATTTTTTGGGAAGCGTGTAAGGCTGACAATAGAAGTTTCGGTATGTGTTATTTAAAAATAAGACGTTCTGGGTTTTCATTTATGAGTTCATGTGAAGGAGTAAATCAAGCTACTATTACCAGAGATGCACGTATTGGTATACTTTCTAAAACAGGAGCTGACGCAAAAAAAATGTTTACAGATAAAGTAGTCCCAATATCTAATAACTACCCTTTCTTTTTTAAACCTATTCAAGATGGTATGGATAAACCAAAAACTGAATTAGCATATCGTGTACCTGCTTCTAAAATTACTAAAAAAAATATGTATGTTACTGATGAGCAAGATTTAGATGGATTAGACACTACAATAGATTGGAAGAACACTTCTGACAATTCATACGATGGTGAAAAACTTCAATACCTATTACATGATGAAAGTGGTAAGTGGGAAAGACCAGAAAATATTTTAAATAACTGGAGAGTAACTAAAACTTGTTTGAGATTAGGTAGTAAAATTATTGGAAAATGTATGATGGGTTCAACTTCTAATGCTTTAGATAAAGGAGGAGGTAATTTTAAAAAACTTTATGAAGACTCTAATGCAGCTAAAAGAAATCAAAACGGTCAGACAAAATCTGGTTTATATAATTTATTTATACCTATGGAATGGAATTTTGAAGGATATATAGATAAATATGGTATGCCTGTTTTATATACTCCTCAAAAAACGAGAGTAGGTATAGACGGTGAAGATATAAAAATGGGTGCAATTGACTACTGGAAAAATGAAGTAGAATCTTTATCTTCTGATGCCGATGCTTTGAATGAATTTTATAGACAATTTCCAAGAACTGAATCTCATGCTTTTAGAGATGAAAGCAAACAGTCACTATTTAATTTAACTAAAATATATCAACAAATAGACTATAATGATTCGTTAATACTTGGTCAACATGTAACAAAAGGTTCGTTTCATTGGCAAAACGGTATCAAAGATACAAAGGTTATATTTAGTCCAAATAAAAGTGGTAGATTTTTAGTATCTTGGACACCAGCTAAACACTTACAAAATAAAGTGTTTTTAAAACAAGGAATAAAATATCCTGGTAATGAGCATATAGGTTCTTTTGGATGTGACTCTTATGATATATCAGGTGTAGTTGTGGGAAAAGGTTCTAATGGTGCATTACATGGCATGACTAAATTTAACATGGATGATGCACCAAGTAATGAGTTTTTTTTAGAATATATTGCAAGGCCACAAACTGCAGAAATATTTTTTGAAGAGGTGTTAATGGCATGTGTATTTTATGGTATGCCAATTTTGTGTGAAAATAATAAACCAAGATTATTGTATCATTTTAAAAACAGAGGTTATAGAGGTTTTTGTATGAACCGTCCTGACAAAAGATTTAACAAACTTTCTAAAACAGAAAGAGAATTAGGGGGTATACCTAACTCTTCAGAAGATGTAAAACAATCACATGCAGCTGCTATAGAATCATATATAGAAAAACATATAGGATTAGATTTAGATGGTACTTTTAGAGACCAGGACGTTATGGGTACAATGCCATTTCAAAAAACATTAGAAGATTGGGCAAAGTTTGATATTACTAATAGAACACGTTTTGATGCATCTATAAGTTCAGGTTTAGCTATCATGGCTAATCAGAAGCACTTATATACACCATCTAAACAAAAATCAAAAATAAGTGTTAACTTTGCAAGATATAATAATGAGAGTTCCATTAGTCAATTAATAAGATAAATGAAAGGAATTAGTATAGATATAAAATCTGCTGCTTTTCCTGATCAGTTTGTATCTGATTCTGAAAAAGCTACAAAAGAATTTGGATTACAAGTTGGTCAAGCAATTCAATACGAATGGTTCAGAAAAGAAGGGGTAAATCAGTGTAGATTTTATAGTCAATGGTGGGAGTTCAATCGACTAAGACTATATGCAAGAGGAGAACAATCTATTAAAAAATACAAAAACGAATTAGCTGTAGATGGCGACTTATCTTATTTAAATTTAGACTGGACACCTGTTCCTGTTATCCCTAAGTTTGTTGACATAGTTGTAAATGGTATGTCGGACAGATTATTCACTGTAAAAGCATATGCACAAGATGCAATGTCCTCAGAAAAAAGAGGTGAGTTTCAAGACATGGTTGAAAAAAATGTTATATCAAAAGATTTGTTTATGCAAATAGAAAAAGATTTTGATGTAAAACTTTTTAATATGAACCCTGATGAATTACCAGAGAGTGATTTAGAGATGGAGCTATACATGCAAATGAATTACAAGCCAGCTATTGAAATAGCAAATGAAGTTGCAATAAACACTTTGTTAGAAGAAAATCATTATGAACAGACCAGGAAAAGGTGTGACATGGATTTGATGACTTTAGGCTTGGCAGTTGTAAAGCATAATTTTCAGTTAGGTGATGGTATTAGGGTTGAATATGTTGATCCAGCAAATGTGGTATATAGCTATACAGAAGATCCTTATTTCAAAGATTGTTTTTATTGGGGTGAAATTAAAACTGTTCCAGTTGGAGAACTTCTTAAAATTAAACCTGACTTAACTAACGAAGATTTAGAAGAAATATCAAAGTACAGTCAATCATGGTATCAATATTTTAATGTAGCTCAGTATTATGAAAACTCAATGTTTTATAGAGATACAGTAACATTAATGTATTTTAATTATAAAAGCACTAACACATTTGTATATAAAAAGAAACAAACAGCTACGGGTAATTATAAAGTAGTACCAAAAACAGATGAATTTAATCCACCAGAAGAAATGATGGAGGAAGGTAAATTTGAAAAAGTAACCAAAAAAATAGATGTGTGGTATGATGGTGTTATGGTTATGGGTACTAATATTTTATTAAAGTGGGAGCTTGCTAAAAATATGGTAAGGCCACAGTCAGCCAGTCAATATGCTATGCCTAATTATGTAGCAACCGCACCACGAATGTACAAAGGTGTTATAGAATCTTTAGTTAGACGAATGATTCCATTTGCTGACTTAATACAAATGACACATTTAAAATTACAACAGGTAATAGCAAGAGTAGTACCAGATGGTGTATTTATTGATGCAGATGGTTTAAATGAAGTTGATTTAGGAACAGGAAATGCATATAATCCTGAAGACGCTTTAAGATTATATTTTCAGACAGGTAGTGTTATAGGTAGAAGCTTTACTCAAGATGGAGAGTTTAATAATGCAAAAGTTCCTATTACTCAACTTACATCTTCAAGTGGTTCTTCAAAAATGCAAATGCTTATTGGTAATTATAATCATTACATGAATATGATTAGGCAAGTTACAGGGTTGAACGAAGCCAGAGATGGTAGTACACCTGATCCATCATCATTAGTAGGAGTGCAAAAATTAGCTGCTTTAAATTCAAACACAGCGACCAGACATATATTAGAAGGTAGTTTATATCTAACACAAACTTTAGCTGAAGCATTATCTATTAGAACAGCAGATGTGTTAGAATATTCAGATTTTGCAGACGAGTTTGCTATGCAAATAGGAAAATATAATATTGGGTTATTAGATGATATAAGAAATTTATATATCTATGATTTTGGTATTTTTATCGAAATGTCACCTGACGAAGAACAAAAAGCTTTATTAGAAGCTAATATTCAAATGGCTTTATCAAAGCAAGATATTAATTTAGAAGATGCTATAGATATTAGAGAGTTAAAAAATATCAAGATGGCTAATCAACTTTTAAAAGTAAAGCGTAAGCAAAAACAAATGCAGGACGCACAGAAAAAACAGCAAGAACAACAAATGCAAGCTCAAATAAATATGCAGTCTCAACAAGCTGCAGCACAAATAGCAATGCAAAAAGTTCAAATGGAGACTCAATCTAAAATGCAAATCAAACAAGCAGAAATAGGATTTGAAATAGAAAAAATGAAAAATGAAGCTGCATTAAAAGAATCATTAATGCAAACAGAATTTCAAATGAATATGCAGTTAAAAGGAATTGAGCAATCACAAATTGATATGCGTGAGCAAAATAGAGAGAAGGCAAAAAACGCAAGAATTAGTCAACAATCTTCTCAACAATCTCAGTTAATAGCACAAAGAAAAAACAATTTACCACCTATGAGTTTTGAGTCTAATGAAGACAGTATGGATGGTTTTGACTTAGCTGAGTTTGATCCAAGATAGCTTAATCTTGCATATAAATAATTATTAACTTTGTATAAATTAAATTAAATAAAATGGATAATATAAAAGTAAAGGCTGTTGAATTAGTTGAAGACAACAAATCACAAGCAGAAATAGAAGAGACACTTCTTAAAAAACATGAAGAAACACTTGAGGAAACAACTCCTGAAGTAGAACAAACAGAAGAAAAAACTCCTGAGATAGAAGCAAAAGAAGAAGTTCAGGAAAAAGAAGAAACTCCCTCGTCAGAGTTAAATGACGAAACAGTTCTTGATTATATTAAAAATAGATATAATAAAGATATTGAATCAGTTGATGATTTATTTGCTCAACGTGAGCAAAATGAAGAATTACCAGAAGATGTATCTACCTATTTAAAATATAAAAAAGAAACAGGGCGTGGTATTGAAGACTTTTATAAATTACAGAAAGACTACGATATCATGGACGATGATCAACTTTTAGCTGATTATTATGGTGTTATAGAAGAAGGTTTAGATGCTATTGATATCCAAGACTTAATTGAAGATAAATTTAGTTTTGATTCGGAGCTTGATGAACCTAAACATATAAAGAAATTAAAATTAGCTAAAAAAAGAGAACTTGCGAAAGCTAAAAAGTATTTCAATGATCAGAAAGATAAATATAAAATTCCTCTTGAGTCAAGTGGGAGTGGGTTATCTGACAATGACAGAGAAAAATTAGATGCTTATAAAAGTTACATTGATGAATCGAAAACTGTGCAGGAAGCTCAGAAAAAAAGGTATGATTGGTTTCTTGAAAAAACTAATGAAGTTTTTAACAATGAATTCAAAGGTTTTGAATTTAATGTAGGAGAAAAAAGTTTTACTTATAAACCTGGCGATGCAACTGAAATTAAAAACGTTCAAAAAGATGTCAATAATTTTGTTGGCAAATATATGGACGATAAAGGTTTAATTCAAGATGCACAAGGATATCATAGAGCATTATCAATTGCTATGAATCCTGAAAAATACGCTAAGTTTTTTTATGAGCAAGGCATGGCTGACGCTGTAGATAATGTTTCTAAAAAATCAAAAAACATTAATATGGATGTCAGACAAGCTTCTCAAAGTGTATCGAAAGACGGTTTAAAAATTAGAGCTGTTGGTGATACAGGCAGTGGAAGAGGACTCAAAATAAGAAGTATAAACAGAGTATAAATTTTAAACATAAATAAATATGTCAGTACAATTAAACCCAACATTTGCTTTACAGCCATCAGCACAAAAGCAAGTGTTATCAACAAACTACATAACTGACTTTGATTTCTTAAATCAGTATCTTCCTGATACTTATGAAAAGGAATTTGAGCGTTATGGAAATAGAACAGTAGCTTCATTCTTAAGAATGGTAGGTGCTGAGATGCCAACTAACTCAGATATGATTAAGTGGGCAGAACAAGGTAGATTACATACTAAGTACGTTAACTGTATATCTAACCAAGCTGCAGGACAAAACACTGCACAAATTACTATCAATGACACTAATATACCAGGATTAGTTGCTAACCAAACTTCTATTGGATTAAGAGTTGGACAAACTGTTATGATTTCTGATAACACACCAGGTTCAACACTATCTAATAAAGGTGTAATTACAACTGCTCCAACACCAGGTGCAAATACTTTTGATGTAGCTTACTACGAAGCTGGAGGTCAAACTTTCGGTAACGCAGCTATTTTATCTGTTTTTGTATACGGTTCTGAATTTGCTAAAGGAACACCTGGTATGCAAGGTTCATTAGAAGCAGATGATGTAATCTTTTCTAACAAGCCAATTATTATGAAAGATACTTATGAAGTATCAGGTTCTGATATGGCACAAATTGGATGGATTGAAATCACTACTGAAAATGGAGCAAATGGTTACTTATGGTATATGAAGTCTGAGCATGAAACAAGACTACGTTTCGAAGACTACATGGAAACTGCTATGATTGAGGCTGTACCTGCGGGAACAGGATCAGGAGCTGAAGCTGCTTTAAGTTCAGCTACAGGGGGTGCATTCCCACATGCAGGTTCTGAAGGAGTATTCTACGTTGTAAATGAAAGAGGAAATGTTTGGGGTGGAGGAAACCCAACAACTCTTGCAGGTTTTGATTCAATTATTCAAAGACTTGATAAGCAAGGTGCTATTGAAGAAAATGTATTATTTGTAAACAGAAACTTCTCATTTGATATTGATGATATGTTAGCTGCACAAAATTCTTACGGAATGGGTGGAACTTCATATGGATTATTTGATAATGATAAGGATATGGCTTTAAATTTAGGATTTACAGGATTTAGAAGAGGTTACGACTTCTACAAGTCTGATTGGAAATACCTAAATGATCCTACAATGAGAGGAGGTTTAGTAGGTGGTGGTATCAATGGACTTATGGTTCCAGCTGGTTCTACTACTGTATATGACCAAATCTTAGGTAAGAACGCAAAAAGACCATTCTTACATGTTAGATACAGAGCTTCAGAAACTGAAGACAGACGTTACAAGACTTGGATTACAGGTTCTGCAGGAGGAGCACGTACAACTGACATCGATAAGATGCAGGTGAACTTCTTGACTGAAAGAGCTGTTTGTACTTTAGGTGCGAACAACTTCTTCCTATTCAACGCTTAAGCGGAAGTAAATTAACTAAGGGGGGATTCGTCCCCCCTTTATTTTAAATTAAATTAAATTAAATATTATTATGAAAAAAACAAATTCAAGATTTTCCGATAAATCTTACAGACTAAAAAGAAATGTTGCACCGCTATCATATATGTTAGCATCAAGACATTCAAGCAGATATCCATTATTACATTTTGATGAAGAGGCTGGTATTAATAGGCCATTGCGTTATGCACGTAATCAAAAGTCTCCTTTTGAAGATGAGCAAGATGGAAATGCAATATTAGAACCTATAGTATTTGAAGATGGGTTTTTAAGTGTTCCAAAAAACAATCAAGTATTACAACAGTTTCTACATTATCATCCACAAAATGGTATGGTATTTGAAGAAATTAATGAAGAAAGAGATGCAGCTGCAGAATTAAAGCAAGTTGAAGATGCTTTGGATGCACAAATAGCTGCAAAAGACTTAACTGTAGATAAATTAGTTACAGTGTGTAGAGTATTTATGGGAGGTTCAGTAGATAAAATGTCAACAGCTGAGTTAAGAAGAGATGTGTTGATGTATGCAAAAAACCAACCTATAGAGTTTTTAAGTATACTTAATGATCCGATGTTAGAACTTCAAGACACAGTAATACAAATGTTTTCTAATGACTTATTGCAGTTTAAAAACGCAAATAAAGATGTGCATTTTAACTTACCAAAAAATAAGAAAAGAATGCTAAGTGTACCATATGGAGAAGATCCGTATTATATTGTAGCATCATTTTTTCAAAGCGATGATGGTTTAGAAACTTTTAAATTGCTAAAGAAGAGCTTAAATAAGGGAGATTAATTTAGTTATATTTGTACTTTATTAACCCCTTAATTTTATTTTTATTATGGCAATGACAAAATTTTTAAGAGTAGACAATGCTGCAGCATCAATTGCTGGTGGTAAAGTCCTCATACCAATACAAAATATAGCAGTTATAGAACAAGCTTCTGCAACTACTTGTGTAATCAAATACTCAAACAGTGACTCTGGCTTTGATGTGTGTACAATAACACACACAGCTTTACCAAGTTTTGCTGACGCTTCTGGTGCAGAAAATGCACAGACGTTTGTTGGTGGAAACGTAGACCAGTGTAGAAACATGAGAATGTTAATACAAGACTCAGTAGCTGATGCATTATCAACAGGATGGACAAGCCCATTATATGATGTTGTTGTACCTTCTCCAAGAGCAGGTTTTCCTGCAGCAACTGGTGGTACATCTCCTGTACAAGTGACTATAGATACTATAGTTTTTAATTAATATTTAAAACAATTATAATATGACAGCTAAATATTTAGAAATACCAATAAACTCCGTAGCAGCTTCAGGCACTATGGACTTGGTAATAAATTCAACAGCGTCAACAACTCTTGCATCTGGTACAAATGCATCACAAGGAAATGTAGCTACTATTAGTGGACCTGGTGGTACTAACACAGGGTATACTCCTGGAACGACTACTGGTGTTGCAACTACTGGAGGTGGAAATAACGACTGTACAGTTGACGTAGTAGTTAGTGGTGCTGGAAATGTTACTACTATTACTGTAAATGCAGCTGGTACAGGTTATGCAGGTTCTGATACTTTAACGATAAACGGAGCAGGTGGTACAAACTGTACTTTTACTGTTTCTACGGTAGACAACGCAAGTATTCCAGCAAGATTGACTGACTCAAGTGCAACATTTGTAACAGATGGAATTGCTGCAAATGACATAGTTTACAATGGAACTTCAGCAGTTGGTGCGGTTTTAAGTGTAGACTCAGAAACTCAAATTACGTGTACTACAGCATTGCTTCCAGCTGGTGGTGAAACTTATAATATAAGAAAGCCTAAACAGTTAAATGCTTCAAGTGCTACATTTACAGCACGTAAAGTAAGAGTTGGTGATATTGTTAAAAACACTACAGCAACAACACAAACTACAGTTGCAGCTTTAATTAATGAAACATCATTAACTTTAACTGCAGATATTTTTGCAGCAGCTGGAGCGTTTGATGATAATTTTACAATTGAACCATTAGCAACTGAGGTTTATGATCCTACTGCAACTTTCTTATCTTCTGTTACTATAGACGATGTAGTTGAAAACACATCTGACAACGTAACGGGTACAATATTAAGTGGAGGTATTATTGATAATTTTAGAATAAAAACATCACAAGGAGCAATGTTTGGTGATGGAGATACTTATTCTATTTTTGATCAATCTTCAAATTCTAACAAATTATATTTGATAGATAATGTTGTAGCGGTAGATAAAGTTGATGCAACTACGACTAAGATGTTCTTAAACGTTGTAAATACATCTGCTGATGTAGTAACCATCACTCACTCAGATCAAGGGACAGGTAGAGCTGTAGCTGCGGCTATAGAATCTGCTTTAGTTCGTGGAGCTGTTGGTATTAATTTACCAGAACCTCCTGGTCCTGCGGTAGTTCGACCATTGATGCCAATCTTTAATGGCTCTCAAGTGGTTGTTGAAAGCGTGACTATAGGTTAACACTTAGACACTATATTAAGAAGAGGTTACAAAAAAAGTAACCTCTTTTTTTTTGCTATATTTGTAAAAGATAAAATTACATTTTCTATGGCCATGATTAACGAAATAAGGAACACTGTTTTAGCTGTAATTAATAAAAATAATTATGGTTACTTGTCTCCTCAAGATTTTAATTTATATGCTCAACAAGCACAGTTAGATATATTTGAAGATTATTTTTATCAGTATAATCAGTTTATTAATAAAGAAAATGTTAGACAGTCAGGTACAGGATATGCTGATATTGTTAAAGGTTTAGTAGAAGTTATTGACTCTTTTTCTGAAGAGGTTTTTTTAACTCAAGTAAATGAAAACACTTTTAACTTACCAGCAGACTATTACTTAATAAATAAAATATTTTATTACCCAACATTATTGGCAAGTGGTACTACGCAAATAGGTGGTTTAGCTAAAAAATTAGATTCTACAGGGACACCTTTTGTTGTAGCTGGGGGTTTTAATATACCACAGTTTCCTCCGACAAATAGTATTGTAATTAATACTGACTCAACAACTTTAGGACAGGCTTTTGTTACAGCTGTAGATTCTACTAACGTATTAAGTATATCGGACTCTATATTTAATGTAGCTTTAGGTGGTGAAAACTATTCTATTTATGATAACACTAACATAACCGAAGTAGAAAGGGTTAGTCAAAACAAAATATTTTATTTAACAAGCTCTACTTTGACTGCACCATCTAATCAATATCCTGCGTATGTGTTGGGAGGTAATGTGATAACTGTTTATCCAACAAGTATTAGACAAGCTGGTCAAATTAAAACTCAATATGTAAGATATCCAAAAGCACCTAACTGGACTTATAGTCAACTGTCAGGCGGAGAACCTTTATTTAACCAATCATTAAGTGGATATCAAGATTTTGAATTACCTGATTCAGATAGAAACGGTCTGATAGCCAGAATATGTCAGTATGTAGGAATAGAGATTAGAGAAAAAGATGTGTATCAATTTGGTACACAAGAAGATTTACAAGAAACACAAACACAGCAATAAGATATGGGATACATTTCAAATTATAAATATTACGAAAATAACGGAGTAAGCCCAACGGATAAAAATTGGGGTTCATATCAATATGTAACTTTAAATGATATTGTATCTAATTTTATGTTAATGTATCAAGGTAACAATGAAATAATCAATAACATAGAAAGATATCAAGTATTGTTTCATGCTAAACGTGGTATTCAAGAATTGAATTACGATGCAATGAAGCAAATAAAAATTCTTCAACTTAATGTAGATGAAGAAATAAGGTTTATTTTACCACCAGACTATGTAAACTACGTTAGAATTTCGAAATATATGGATGGTGTTTTATTTCCTTTGGTTGAAAACATACAAACAATGTTTGCTCAGTCATATTTACAAGATGCCAACGATGAAATAATTTTTGATGCAGAAGGAAACGCAGTTAGTCCTGCTAATTCAGAGGTAGACTTAAGCAGAATTAAAGGTGGTATGTCAAAATTATACTTAGGACCAGGACCATATAATGGGCAAATGGGATTATGTTGTGATGGAGAATATTATTTTAATTTTGCAATAGGAGATAGATTTGGTTTAAATACTGAGACAGCAAACATCAACCCAACTTTTACAATTGATAGACAAACGGGTGCTATTTATTTTAGTTCAGATATGGCAAACTCATCAGTAGTTATGGAGTATATATCTGATGGTATGGAAAATGGTGATAATGACAAGATAAGTGTAAATAAAATGTTCGAAGAATATTTATATGCTTATATAAGATATTCTATTTTAAACAATAAATTAGGTGTACAAGAATATGTTGTAAATAGAGCAAGAAAAGATAAGTCATCATTATTAAGAAACGCAAAAATTAGATTAAGTAATATCCAGCCAGGACGATTACTAATGAGTATGAGAGGTAAGGACAAATGGTTGAAATAAAATGGATATTAACACTAATTTTATAGCGGGACGAATGAATAAGAGCGTTGATGAACGCTTAATCCCACCTGGAGAATATAAAAATGCACTGAATGTTAGGTTAGGATCAACTGAAACCACTGATATTGGTGCAGTAGAAAACTCTAAAGGTAACACCAAGCTAACAACACTTGAATATGATGGAAATCCTTTGTCTGCAAATGCAACTTGTTTAGGAGCTTTTGCCGATGCTATAAATGAAACCATGTATTGGTTTATACATGACGCAAACCCTAACGGTACTACTGTTTGTCTTATTGTCTCATTTAATACTGTATCTGAAGTTACTAATTATCATGTTATTAGCACGAGTGTATTAAACTTTAACCCGTCATTTTTAATAACTGGCGTTGATTTAGTAGAAGATTTGTTATTTTTTACAGACAATATAAATCCTCCACGTTGCATAAACATAAACAGAGATTATCCCTTTCCTGTCTCTGGTGTAGACCAAATAAAAGAAACTGATATAAGTTTAATTGTTAAGCCTCCAGGATTTCATCAATATATTTCATCAACAGGTGCAACTATTTATGATTTAGCAGCACCAGTTGTTTCATTATTTACAACTCCAACTGAAGAAGAAAATTATTTAACCGATAGATTTTTATCTTTTGCATACAGATACAGGTATCAAGACAAACAATATAGTGCTTGTTCATTATTTTCATTAGCATCATTTGTTCCAGATAAATTTAATGTTGCACCCGTAACAATGATAAATGAAGGAATGCAAAATAAAGCAAATGGTGTGCAAATACAATATAGTACAGGACCAGAAACAGTCAAAGAAATTGAATTGCTATATAAAGACTCTACCTCAAATGTTATTTATGTTATAGAAACATTTAAAAAAGACGAGTTAGGGTGGGGTAATAATGATATTAAAACATTTGAATTTATTGCAAATAAAGTCTATGGCACTTTAGGATCAGATGAATTATTAAGACAGTTTGATAATGTTCCAAAATTAGCAAAAGCATTAACAGTTCAGGGTAATAGATTAATGTTAGGTAATTATACTGAAGGATATGATATAACAACAGATAATGGCCAACCTATCCCTATTGACTTTACTACTACCTTATCAACAAATCCTGTGTCTACAGGAGTATTAGGACAACCTTTTACTTTATTAGATGGTTTAGGCAACAATGTGTCAATAAATTACACAATCAATGGTCCTCTTTTTGGAACACCTTTTACTTCAAGTAGTCCATTTAATTCTATTGTATTTTCATTAGAAGGTGTTGAGTTACCAATTCAGGCAGGAATTACATTTGACTTTCCAATAAAGTTTTATTCATACGAAACAGTTGGTTTTGCAACTTCGTCTACAACCACTACTGCATTAACTGATGTTTATCCTCTTGGTAATGCTGTTGATCCATTATCTGTTACATTAAGCTATACAGCTGTACAACAGTTTGATTCAGTTGCCGACATGTTGAATCATCAGTCTTTTAGAGACGCAGTTGGTTGTGATTTAAATGTAAATACAGCTATTGCAACGTCATCCACTCGTAATACTTTGTTTGATCAGTTTAATACAATAATGCTTGAAAAAGTTGAATTTGCACAAGTAGCAAATGGGTTTGCTGATGATTATATATATGACTTTTTTAGTTTCGATAGTTTTGTAAACAAACAAGCTGTTTTTTATTCAGGAGCAATAAAAAAACAAATAGGTGGAACAGGTAACGCTGATTGTTTTCGTATAGCTTTTCCTGCAGTTGCTTTTAGGCCTGTTAATTTTCCATTTACTGTAAGTGCTATTTATAATTATTTTAGATATGTTTTAATAAATTCTGAGACTAATACAGCTAATCCATACGAACCTAATAATGCGTCATACACATTAACTCCAGAGTTTCCATTACCTGGATTTTTAGAAAGACCTTTGTTTTCACAATCATTACACAGTAATAGAGATTATGAAACGGGTATTGTCTATTTAGATGAATATGGAAGAGCAACAACACCATTAGTTTGTACATCAAACACAATATATATACCAGCTGAAAACTCAATAACAACAAACAAAATTAGTGTATCAATTGATAATAAACCACCGCATTGGGCTAAAAGATATAAATTTGTTGTAAAGCCATCACGTGCAACTTATGAAACAATTTATTGTAGAAGATTTTATCCAGATCCAAATGACACTTCGATAGTTTGGTTTGCATTAGAAGGAGAAGACAGGCAAATAGTAAAAGAAGGTGATCAGTTAATAGTTAAGGCTGATGATACAGGAGCTTTAGATAAAGTTACTTTGACATCTGTACTTGCGGTTCAGGCATATGCAGCAGATGAATTAATTGATGGAAGTTTAGCTGGTTTATATATGTCAATGAAGCCGAATAATTTTACAGCAGAAGTTAAAGAAACTGATACAGTAAATTTTGGTAAAAACCCTACAGCAGGATTAGAACAATCACCTGATTACAGTGCTAATACCGCAAGTGCTTTGAATGGTCCTCGTGTTTTTTATCCTATTCCTCAAAAATTAAATCTTACTACAAATCAATACGAGTTACTTCCTGTTCCACAAGGTGCAAGAATAAAAATAAATTTTAGAGTATGGAGGTCTAAGTGGGATCCGTTTATTGGAAGTAGTGATCCAAGTGTAGATTGGAGGTGGTCACAAGAATTTGTTTCTCCACAAAATTACCCTTCATTTTGTCATTGGTGGGAAGGAGAAAATATTGCTTCATACTCGGGTGGTTCTGTAAATAAAGGGCAGTTAGAAATTAAATTACCTCCAGTTCAATCTGCACCTCCTACTATTGTAGGACAAACTGTTAATTTACAGGCAATGAGTTTTTACTCTTCTTCATCATCTACTTTAAGAGAACCACAAACAGTGGGTTCAATACAAAAAAATCAAATAAACTATGCTTTTTTAGAAAACGTTAATCCACAAGATAATGAAAAAAAGTTTTATTTAATGTTAAAAGCAAGAGTAAAAGCAGGAGGTTCTGAAATTGATAGAAGGCCATCTCACGTTGATATGGAAATAGAATTTTATGGACAGGATAATTTAATTATATTTGAAACAATGCCTCCTGACTCAGATGATAATTTATTTTATGACTCGTCAGAACTATATGATATTGATTTAGATATTAATGGTGATTTATCACATAAAGGACCTATTCAAGACCAAGTTATTGACACTAATATACCAGCTATTGTTCAATTACCACATTTCAACTGTTATACTTTTTTTAATGGTGCTGAAAGTTATAAAATTGATGATTCAGCTACAGGAAAAAGTTTAGTTTTAGGACAAAGGACTACAGCTTTATCTACAGAACCTTATTCTGAAATAGAAAGAAGTGCCAGTATAACATATAGTGGAATATATTATAAATCATCTGGAGTAAATAATAGTAACGAATTTAATTTAGGTTTAGTAAACTTTAAAGATTTAGAAAATAATTTTGGTCCTGTTATGAAACTACACTCACGTGAAACTGATTTATTGGTTTTACAAGAAGACAGAATATCTTACGTTTTATTAGGTAAAAATTTAATTTCTGATTCAGTTGGTGGTGGTGCAATAGTTTCTGTGCCTGAAGTTTTAGGAAAACAAATAGCAAGAAAAGAAGAATACGGTATTAGTTTTAATCCAGAAAGTTTTGTGAGTTGGGGAAGAAACATGTATTTTACAGATTCTAAACGAGCAGCTGTTTTACAATTATCAGGAGGTTCAGCACAAAATGATGTGTTAAATGTAGTGTCTGATACAGGAATGCGTTCTTATTTTAGAGATAAATTTATAACACAATTAACTACACAAAAGTTAGGAGGATATGATCCGTATATGGATGAGTATGTTTTATCTTCTAATACCACTCCTGTACCTACACCACCAAGTGTATTATCTTGTGGAAGATCGGTAACTAAAAAAGATGCAAGTGTTTTTACGTTAAGAGTAGAAATAGGTGCTTTAATAGGACAATTTAAGGTTGCATACAAAATAGATGGACTTGCTACTGATAAATTAGATATCGATATAATATATAATGGAACCTCTACATCTTTTACAAATTTAACGGGTACTTCTAATGTTAATATTAATAAAAATTCTGTTTACCCAACTTTTGCGGATGTTATTATATCACCACAACAAGAATGTACTTACACTATAACTCCGTTGTGTATAGAGTCTAAAGCAATTACCCAAGTAACTCAATTTGTTTTAACATCAAATCCAAGAAAGAGAAATGGAGAAACTTTTCATTATGGTTACAGCTGGACTGATGGTGCATTTGACAGTCCAATAACTGAAGACCAGGCTATAAACATATATCCATCTCAAAGACAGTGTTTAGCAGCTCTGGGTATTTTAGAAACTCAAGTAAACTCAGGTATTGCATCTTCTGGTTTAATACCTTATGGTGGTACAACAGTTAAAATGTTTATTGACAAAAAACAAACTGACACTGTAGGTTTTGATATAAACTCAAATAAATTATATGCATACACGCAAAAAACGTTTATAAATGGATGTAATACTATTTTAGCTGATTTAACAAATTTAACTCCATTAACAATTACCTTTCCAACACCAGACAAAGCTGTAGGTACAGCAACAGATATAAAGTTGTCAGGATCAACTTTTTCAGGAACAAATAGTCCAGGAGCACCTGCAACTATTATTTTAGACACAACAGTTAATTTTATAAACTTACAAATAGATGTAGGAGATCTTGTAGAATCAGCCTCTGGAGTAACGGGAACTATTAGTAGTGTGTCAGCAACTCAATTAGTAACAAGTGATAGTACAGGACCAGCAACAATTGTAAACCCTAATGAAGCGTATACTATAACCAGAAGAGGTTTAGAGCAATTGGTATTAGTATATGACATGAGAGAAAGAAGTTCTGTAAACGGTTGCTTTGATCTTTCTTCTACTCAAGTATGTCAATGCACTGGTGTTTGTACTCCATATATAACGACTGTTGTTCCACAATCAAATGCCTTAGATGCATGCTTACAAGGAAATGATCCTACAATGGGTGGTACATTTACAGCTGGTGGCCATAGTGGAATACAAGCTACACCTGTGGTGGGTTCCATTTGTTATAGATATCCAACTTGTTCGCCAACAAATGAATTTTGGCCTGATGGATATTATTGGGTAACCGATCAGTTAGTGTCACCTTCTAATCAAGTTATAAGAGTACAAAGCGGTATTTGTACTGAATCATTAATCGTAAACTGTTCTTAATATGCCAAGTAATTTAACAATATTTTTTGATAGCCCATATTTTTGTACTGCAACAGCAATATTTCAAGATGCAGACTTAACAATTTATGCGGTATCTGGATATTATGCTTATCAATCTCAAAAAAGATTTTGGAACGCATCAACTAAAGTATTAGGACCTTGTGAAAACTGTAGTTAATTATGTCTAAACAAAACGAAACATTATCATATAGCGAAGGTTCAAAAGGATGGCCTTCATTTTATTCTTACATACCTGAGTTTATGAAAGGCATGAATAGTTATTTCTATAGTTTTGACGGTGGTAATTTATATCGTCACAATACCAATACACTAAGAAATAATTATTACGGTGTACAGTATGAGTCATCTATTACAGGTGTATTTAATACTAAACCTCTGGTCATAAAGCTGTTTAAGACAATGTCTTTTGAAAGTAATGCGGCATGGGAAGTAAAAAGCTTATTTACAGACTTAAGCACTGGTTCTATGTTAGATACATTTTTTGAACAAAAAGAAGGAGAGTGGTTTAGTTATATAAGAAACAAAGAAACAACACTTGATTTTAAATTAAGATCTGCTAATGGTATTGCAAACTTAGTTGACTCACAAGACATTCAACCACCTGTACCTCCAGCATTAGGAGAGTATCAATTAGAATTTGATGCAACAGTAAACATAGGTAGTATTATTAGTTATGGAGATTCTGTATTTGAACAAGCTGGTTCAAGTAATGTATTGTTAGGAACAGTTGCATCGGTTAACAAAAATAAATTAATTATAAATTATGATGGAGCTACACCTAATCCGACTGTTGGAAATTTTATTTTCTTTTATAAAAATCCAGTTGCTGAGTCTAACGGTGCAAGAGGATACTTTATGCAGTTTGAAATAACCCTTCCTACAACGGTAACTACGCCAGTTGAATTGTTTTCTGTAGGGAGTAGCATCATGCAAAGTTATCCATAGATTTTATTATCTTTGTATGTATGAGTTTTAATATTCAACTGCTTACAGATAAAGATTATGATGAGATACTTTGTAAGTGGTGGAAAGATTGGAGATGGGTACCTCCAGCAAAAGATTTTTTACCTCCAACGGGGTATATGGTTTACTATAAAGATAAACCTATTTGTGCTGGATATATGTATGTAACTAACTCTAACGTGGTATTATTAGAGTGGATTGTATCTGATTTTAATTTTAAAGATAAAAAAATTAGAAAACAATCTTTATTGATGTTAATACAAACAATAACATCATTGGCAGAAGGATTAGAAAAAAAATATATATATTCACTTTTAAAAAGCCAGTCTTTGATAAAGTTATATAAAGAATTAGGATACACAGAAGGAGATTCAAACGCAACTGAAATGATAAAAAAATTATAATATGGGAGCAGCAACAGCAGTAACAGTAGGCTTAGGATTAGCTGGAGCAGGTTTAAGTTTTGCTCAAGCAAGAAAATTAGCAGCTGATAATAGAGAGGCTAATAGATTAGCTGCAGCACAAATGGCTGAGTTAAGAAAAAGAGCTGAAATTAAATTTACAGACGAATTAAGTCTAAACCAAGATGTTTACCAAGAACAAATAGAACAAAATTTACAAGTAAGTACAGATTTAATTAATGCAGCACAAGAAGCGGGACCACGAGAGGTAGCTGCTTTAGCAGGAAGAATAGGAGCCAGTCAAGCACAAACAGCTGAAGCTATTCGTTTATCTAAAATGCAAAGACAGGATGAAATCGAAGAGGCACAGATTGAAGAAGAGTCAGCTATTAATCAACAGTTATTAGCAATGGATGTAGCACAGATGCAAGATGCAGCCGCAAGAGATGCACAAACAAGAGCGGGTGTTGCTTCAGCTACCATGAGTGGTATACAGGCTTTAGGAAGTGCTTTGACTTCAGTTGCTGAAAACGCACCTTTATATGCTAAAAGTAGAGAAGCAAGACAAGCAGGAAAAGTTTTTGAAAAAAACAAAGGTTTATTAACTAAAGCAGGAGTTTCAAAAGAACAATATATTCTTGATCCTACTAAATATCAAAATATAATTTTTAATACAGACGGTAGTCGTATAGCTGATGTAGGTGTTAAAGCAATTGATGTATCTACTGATATGAAAGTAGATCCTATAGATATGAATGTAGAACTTCCCGTAAAACTTATGAAATCAAAACCTTTAAATAAGACAGCGAGGTACATCCCAGCAGGACCAGGAAGATTGGATTATATTCCAAATCCAGATTATGTTGAGCCAAGTGCTCCTCTGAGTGAACTAACACCTGAGTTGATGAAGGAAAATATTGCGGATATGGGTTTTAATACTGGAATTGTTTCTCCTATGCAACAAAATATAAATGATCAGGTAGTAGCTGCTGGTGGTTCTTTAAGGCCACAACTACAACTTAGTCCAGATGTCGGCATGCAAGGTTATATGCCAGGATTAGTTCCTCAGCAAAGCTATGATGATTTACTAAAAAAATATGGAATAAGACTTTAATATTATGGCAAGACCTAACTTAAACTTTAACACATTTGTACCTGAAGATTTACAAAAGTCTACTATAGATTGGGGTGCGGTAACTTCTGGCTTAACTGCTCAACTTACAAAGATAAAAAAAGATAGAGAAGAAAAAAGAGCTGAGTTTGAAGATAAAACTTATGAAAACACTCGTAAACTTAGAGATTTAGAGCAATACGACAACCCTACATTAAACTCTTTAGTTATAGACGCATCAGGTTCAGCACAAGAATATTTGAGAACACAAAATCAAATGTTTAAAAATGGTTTAATATCACAGTCAGAGTATACCAAAGCTATGGATAGAATATCAGGTAACTTTGCTGACTTTTCAAAAGCTGCAAAAAACTATGATAAATCTTATCAAGATTACCAAGCAAGAATTGCTGCTGATCCTTCAAAAAATTATTTAGGTTCTTCAAAAATTGAACAAGACTTTGCTGAAGGTGCTTTGGCATTTGGTAATTTAAAAGGTTTAGTTGAATATGTAAACCCACAGTCAGGAGAAATATCTTTAGTAAGGCCTAATGAGGATGGTTCTATACCAACTGATCCGTCTAAACATATACCTTTTTCTGGTATGAATAATCGTATGAATTTTAGGCAAGACATTTATAATGTTGGACTCATACAAAAAGGTATAGTAGATTCTTTAGGTACTACAATAGAATCAACAGGAACAATAGATGATGCTACTATTTTTACTGAAACTGCTACTGCAAGTTTAGATAAATATGTAGATGGTATGATGGTTAAAAATTTAGATGTTGCCAGTGTTCTGGTCGACACTAAAGGTGGTTACTACACTACTACTGATTTAAACGACACCAATCCAAACGCTATTCATATTAATTATTCTAATAATAATCAGCCTACAATTATAGAAGGAGAAAGATGGGATAAACAAAGTGATGTAGCCAGAGAATATTTAAAGGAAAGAATGACTGATATGATAGATAATAAAGCTAAAGCTATCAGGACTAAATTTGAACCAGCTTCTGCTACATCAGGTAGACTTGACAAAGAGTATGATAGGTTAGAACAAAAACTTCCAGTATATACTAATAAAGTACAAGTGGGAGGAACCGTACAAACAGGTATTGATTACTTAACAAAAGGTGATGATGGTTTAGGTAAGTTTGTGGGTGGTGATCCTAATATAGCTTTTGGCGTAGAGGGACCAAGTAGTGATACTGATGCTGATATTCAAAAAAGATTCTTTAATGTTACAAATTCTTATATACCTACACCCGTAAAACAACACTTTGGAAGAAATCCTTTATTAATACAATATTTTGACGAGGTTGAAGTTCAAGATAATGGTGATGGAACGTTTAGTAATTATTATATTGATCATGATGGGACACGAGTTAAAATGAAAGACAACCAAATACCAGGTTCTACTCAAGATAGTCCAATTAAAAATAGCTTTAATAGCGAAGATGAAGCTAAAGAAAATTTACCTAAAATGGATCGTAAGAATGAATTTATGACAGTTGAATTTGGAGGTATCAATTATCTAATACCAGAGATAAGAGGTAGAAGAACAGACGAGGTTTGGATTTCAATACAAGAAAATGTAATTAATCAGGCTGTTGATAGATATAATGATGATATGTACCAAGAGGTTTACGGAAGAGGAAGACCAGGAAGTGACCAGGAAGTGGAGGTGCAGGATCAAGATATAACGACTAATAATGAACGAACAGGCAATAAAAGACGGGTATGACTACTTTGTAAAAACGGGATACAAAGGTACATTAGAAGACTACATTCAATTAATGGCTACCAATCCTAATGCTGTTAAGGATACTTATATTTATTTTCAAGAAACTGGTTATAGAGGTTCAGAAGAAGATTTTAATGTTTTATTTGGATTAAATCAAGGTGTAAAAAAAAAAGACACTCCGATGGTTACTCCAGAAGTTTCAGATGGCACTGGGGAAACGGAAATTACGGAGGAAGTTTTACAAGAAGAGGAGGGGGTACCAGCTATGTCGGCTGGTTTACCAGAAGATGATTTAATTCCACAAGCTCAAGAAGTAAGGCCATATAGTCCTATTGGTTCTGAAACAAATTTCGAAGATTTATCTGTTGGTGAAAAAGACACACTATTAGAAAGAACATTTGGTAAAACTGTTGTAACTGATTTGTTTGGTGATATGTATCGTTCTTTTATGCAAGGCCAAGCACAAGGTGGATCAGTAGATGAATCATTAGAGTTATTGGGTAAATCCAGAGTGGGTGCCGACATAACATCTGAAGACATACAAGATTTTATTGCAGCACAAAAAAGAATGCAAGCAGCTGGTGTTTCTGATGAAATGAAAGATTTTAACAGAATTTATCAGGAATCAGGTGGAGGTGCATGGGGTTGGGTAAAGGGTGTAGTTGCTAATCCTACTACAATACCTCAGTTATTTGTTTCTTCAGTAAGTGCAATGTTAAACCCTACTGTATTAGCTGGTGCTGGTGCTGGTGCAGCTATTGGTTCTGCTGCAACACCAATTGGAACTGCTGTAGGTTTTTTTGCTGGTGCTGGTATTACATTAGAAACAGGATTGACTTTTGCAGAATTATTACAGAAAGAAGTACAAGAAAAAGGACTTAAATTTGATGAAGAAGGAGTTCGTCAAGTATTAGAAGATAGAGGTTCGATGAGTCAAATAAGAACTCGAGCTGCTGCAAGAGGTGCTGTTATAGGTGCCATAGACGGTATAGCATCTAAAGTTGGTATAAAAGTTGGTGCTAAAGTTTTAGGAGGAAAGGCATATGGTGTTGGTACTAAACTAAAAGCTGCTGGTGCTGTTATTGGAACTGAAGCTGTAGGAGGTTCAACAGGAGAAGTTGCAGGACGTTTAGCAGCAGGACAAGAGATGGATGCAGCTGAAATACTTTTTGAGGGTGTAGCTGGAACAGCAACTGCACCTGCTACACTTGGTATTGCCGCTTACAAAGCACCCAAATATTATGTAAACATTAGTAAATTTAATGAGAACGAAAAAGATATAGCACGTGTAACTCCAGAAGAAATGAATGAGATGGTATATGAATCATCAGATGCAGATTTCATGAACATGGAACTAACGATTAAAAATAATCCTAAGTTAAATCAGGATATGAAAAATCGTAGAGAAAAAATTTATAGTAAAGGTGCAGCACAAAAACAAATCTTAGATGCAAATCCTAACATAAGTCAAGAAAAATTAGACAAGCTTGTTCCTTTACAAGAAGAACTTAATAAGTTAGAAAACAATCAATCACAACCAGCAAAAAGAAGAAAAAAAGAAATAGTTGCTCAAATGAACCAAATAGAAGATGGTTCAGCAGAAGTAGAAATAGATGTTACAACTGAAGAAGCAAGAAAGTCATTAGAAACAGACAACGAACTTTCTGTGGAAATGAGAAAACAAGGACGACCAGGTCCTGACATGGTTATAATTAACGATGCAAGTATAGAAGAACGTAGACAAAAATTAATAAGAGAAAAACAAGGACAGAAAAAAGATGTAAAAGAAGCACCTGCCAGTCCTGAAGTTCAACAAGAGGCAAAAGACTTAGACCAAGCTGTTAAAATAGATACTGATGAAACAACCGATATAACTGAAACTACAGAGGTTACTGAAGAAACACAAGTAACCGAAGAACCACAGGTTACTGAAGAAACACAGGTTACTGAAGAAACACAAATTACTCAAGCAGGTAATATTTTTGATAATCAACTAACAGAAGGGGAAACTAAAGTAAAAAATATAAGTGATATACAAGTTGTAGAAACAAGTAACCCAGAAGTAAATAAGGGTAAAGTTAGTGTTTCAGGTCAATTTTCAAAAGGATACGAATCAATTGTAGGTGATCCTAAATTAAATAAAGACAGAAGAAATGTAGTTACAAAGAAAAGTAAAGTAAAAGATGGTGTTAGAATAGAAGAAGATGTTGACTTAGTATTTGACGAGTACACCTTACCTGATGGTAGTAAAGTCTTTTCTTTAGTAAACCCTAATCATAGAGACTCAGCAGGAAGACCAGGAGTATATGGAGTAAATCTAACTTATGATGCTAACTCTAATGTTACTTTGAATGATGTAAAAGATGTATTGATAAATAAAATGAATAAAATTACTTCAGAAGTTACTGGAGTAGAAACTAAAACAACACAAGATGCCACTACGCAGCAAAGCACAACTCAGGTGGATGGCCAAAAACAAACCCAACCTGTTCAAGATGTTTCTAAGCGAGACACCAGACGTAAGCAGTCTACCCGAAAGAAGCAAGGCCAGCAAAATGAGAACACGAAAAAAGCGGAAACGCAAGCGAAAGTAGGAAAACTTTCAGCTATAGGACCAAACCTTTATATTAATAGAACAAAACCTGATGCACCTGTATCAGATTCTTTTATAGATAAATTTACAAAACCTGCAAAACGAGCTCTTGCGGTACTTAAAAAAATATTACCTGATACTATAGTAGTTATTCATGAAACAAACGAAGCATACCAAAAAGCAACAAATACAGAGGGTAAACCATCACGTGGACTTTTTAATCCAAACAATAATGTTATACATATCAATGCTGAGTTAGCAACCAACCGTACTTTGGCACATGAAATTTTTCATGCATTACTAAAAAATAAATTAGGAAGTGAGACCAGGATAGCCGCTTTATCAAACAGAATGCTACAAGCATTAAAAAAAGCTGAGTTAGATCCTAAAGTAAGACAAGCGATAGAAAAATATTTAGAACAATATAAGAAGATAAACGAAGGTAATGAAGCAAGATTAGCCTTTGCGGCTGAAGAATATATGGCAGAAGTTTTTGCTTTTATAGCAAATAACTATACACAGTTAAAAGCTCCAGAACAAAGTATTATAAAAAGATTTTTAAGTAAGGTAAGTAATTTATTAGGGCTAACTGCCGAAGATGTTATTGCTACAGATGAAGCTTTGATTGATTTAGTAAACAATGTAGCACAAAAATTAGCTGCTGGTGAAACAGTTTTGGAAAGTGATATAAAAGCGTTAGATGATTTTAAAGGAGGTAAGAAAGTTAAAAACCCTGCTTCTGCACTTAAAACACAAACCGTAGGTGGTTTCGAGGTAAGTTATACTCAACAAGATAGTATAGCAGAAATGATTAAAAAAGGTTTAGTTACTGAGCCTAAAGATGTAAGTTTCTTAGAAGGTAACGAAACTGTTATAACAGCTCCAGATGACATGTTAGCAGGAGAGATTAAATATAATGGTAAAGTTATTTTTGAAGGTGAGGGTGGTGTGTTTTTTGTAACTAAGTTTGGTGATGTATGGGCTTCAGGTAACAAAGGAACTGCAAATAATATAGCTAAAAATTTAAATAAACAATTAGAAACTAATGGTGGTAAAGCATACTTAACTTTAACTAAAGGATCAGATGCAAAATTAGTTAGTAGTGCTTCTGGTGTAAATTCTACTTTAGCAATATTAAACACAATGTTAGATAATAAATTAATTACCCCATCTAATTTTAGAAGTGCAGTTTCTGCAGCTGTTAAAAGTGCAGGAGGTACAATTAATTTAAGACAAAGTGCTAAAGATTTAAAAACAGATATACAAAAATATTTTACTAATCCAAAAACATCAACCTTTGAAAAACGAGGAGATGTGGTTAGAGATATTGTAGGAGAAATAGCTAAAAATCTTCCTAAAGAAGATAGAAGTGCTATTATTAATTTTTTAGATGGTAATCCAAATAAGTCTTTAGCAAAGAAAACATCAGCAACTGCTAACGGGTTAGTTGATTTAATTGCTCGTATAGCAGCTGAACAACTTACGAAAGGTTTGAATACTGGAGATGTTTATGCAATTGTAGAAATCAACAGTCCTGTTGAGGTTAAAGAAGATTCTCATCCAAGCTATCCATTTCACATATCAATAAAAGATGGTGGTAAACCTATATTACATTTACCACAAAACAGACAATCAGGAAGTGAGGTATTAATACAAAAATCAGGTGTAGAATACAAGGTTCGTAATGTATCTATAGTAGAAGGTAGATACAAAACTAAATCAGAAGTTAAGACTCAGATTATAACTGAATCACAAAACAATGCAGATATAATATTTCAAAAGTCAGATAGTATAAATGATGTTGTTGCAAAAGCAAGAGGGAGAGATTATAGTGACGCAGCTATATATGAATACTTAAGAAACAATAGAAAGCTATCTGTAGACGAAGCAAGAGCTGCACTGGAAACAAAAGGACAAGATATGGCTGGTATGCCATTTGAATTTGGTACTGTTGAGGGTGGTATAAATGAAGGGCAAACTCTTTACAATGAAATAACTTATGAGTTAAATAAATATATTGCAGAAAATCCAGATGCTACACCAATACAAGTAGCTAAAAGAGGATTAGAAATATTAAGAAACAATGATATATTTAAAAAACAACCTGATATAACAAAGGCTGAATTAGAAATATCTTATGATGGTGTATTAAATAAAGTAAAAAGCAAAGCAATCAGAAGACGTATAGCCAGATTAAAGAGAGATTTATTTATAAGAAAAAAAGGACAAAGAGATTTAAGAAGAATACAATTACAACTAAACAAACTTCTTAAAACTTATTTACCAAAAGAAGCTCAACTAAGTAAAACAGAACTTACACGTTTAATTAATGAAATAGCAAAAGCAACTCCTGACTCTATTTTATCTGTAGGTAATAAAATATTTGATGTTATTGGTAGACAAAGAAACAAATTAAAACAGAAGCGTATAAAAGAAATAAAAGACCTGGTCAGAAAACAGGCACAAGGTACAGCACCAAAACAAAAAGCTACAAACTTAGAAGCACAAGGTAAGCAGTTTTTCAAAGATATTTTAGAAGTTGTTATGGCTGTTACAAAGTCAGATAAACAAGAAGCTGATGGCTTTACACCAAGACAAAAGGCATTACTTAAAATTGCAAACGAAATAAAAGCAAAAGAAAAAGAAACTAATATTGCCTTAGAAAAACAAAAGCGTGGTGAAAAGCTAACAGTTCAAGAAGTGTCTTTAATTAATAAAGTATTAGCTTATGATACATTTGCTAATCTACAAAGTTTAGAATTAGAAGCAGTTGAAGGAGTTTTGAAACAATTGAAAGACACTAAGAAAGCATCAATAGCTTTACTTAACATGTCAAGATTAGAAAGAGCTGAAATAAATAATTCGTTATCTCAACAAGCTATAAATCAAATAAGAGAAAACTATCCAATGTTGTTTAATGAAGATGGTACTCTTAAAAATGAAAACGATTTAGCTCAGGATGAAAACCAAAGATCATTAGGACCATTTAGAAAAAGATTAGCTAAATGGTGGGAAACGTATCCATTAACAAAAGGTATTGGTATAGCAAATTATTTTAGAAACAGACTGTCTCATTTGGGAACCCTGATGAATTTGTTAGACAATGTTGCAAAGAAAAATACATTTTTTTACAAAAATGTTTACTTAGCATTAAATAGAATGCATACAAAAGCATTACGTGGATATTACAATCAAATGGAAAACTTAAATTCTATTGCAGCATCTATTGATGGTGTAGATGATTATGCAGATTTAAAAACAAAAATCCCACAAGACTTAGTAGAGTTAAAAGTAGAAGGAAGAAAAGATCCTAAAACTTTTAGTATTGACCAGTTGATGAGAATATATGCATTGTCTAAAAATCCTGTGCAAAGAAAAAAATTATTAAAGAATGGGATAGGTGAAACTCAATTAAGAATAATTGAAGATGAAATTGGACCAATTGCAATAGAGTTTGCAGATAAGATTGTAGATTATTTAAGTAATAGTTATTTTGAAAGTATAAACGATGTGTATGTTCAGAACAATTATGTTAATCTAAATCCTGTAGAAAATTATTTTCCTACACGAAGTGTCTCAAAAGAAGATGTGTCTAAAGATTTAATAGCTGGTAATTTTAGTAAAGTATTTAATGCAGAAACTGCACCTGCTTTAAAAGACAGAAGTGATACTGAAGGAGAGATATCAGAAAACGAAACCTTTACAGCTGCTTTAGAAAATCATGTAACTCAAATGGAACGGTTCAAAGCTTACGCACCAGGAGTAAAAAACTTAACAGCTATTTTTAACACACCAGCGGTAAATACATTGATGAAAGAATTGGGTATTGAACAAACAGTGTATAGGTCAATAAACTTAGCCATTAATCCAAACGCTGGTGCGGTTGCTCCTGATTGGATTGGTAGGTTATTAAGTAAGTTTACTGGATTTGCTTTATCATTTAAAGCTGTGCAGTTGGTAAAACAAGCAACATCTTTTGTAAATGCTTATGAAGATTTTCCTGGAGTTAAAGGAAGTAAGGTGCCAAAACCTGTTCAGTTTATATTTGGTATGACTAAAATTTTAGCAAACTTACCAAAGTATATGGATTTAGCAAAACAAATATCTCCAGACTTTGCTGATCGTGTACGTAAAGGTTTAGAAGGTGATATTTACAGATTAGAGACTGGTAGTAGAACGGTAAAACCTGTAGAAAAAAGAACAGCAGGAAAAGATAGAGAGGCACAAATAAATAGATTTGTAAAATTATTTAAACAAGCTGCAGCCAGTCCAACAGTAATGGGAGATATACTTGGTGTTATGGGATACATGATAAACTATGAAGCAAATATTGAAAATGGTATGTCAAAAGCAGAAGCTGCAGCAGCATTTAATGAGTACAATGCAACTCAGCAGTCCAGAAGAGGAACAGATAAAATACCTATTCAACAAAATCAAGACAATTTATCCAGAGCTTTTACTATGTTTGGTAGTACATTGTTTTTACAAATAAATAAAGTTTTACAAGCTCAGGCAAATATCATGCGTTCTTTAGGAGAAGGTAAAGGAGTAAAAGGAAGAATAAGTAACGTAAGAAGTAAAGATATAAAGTCAATAGCATTAAATTATGCAGGTGCAAACGTTATGTTTGCTTTAGCAGCTAACATGGCTAAATTACTAAAAGGTAATGATGAGGACGAAGAAGTAGTAATGGAAAGATTAAAAGACGCTCTTTATGGTTTAAATTTATTATATCAAATACCTTTGATAGGAGGTGCAGCTGAAGAGGTAATTAATAAAGCAAAAGGAAGACCAGGATATGGGGATGATGTAGTCAATCCATACAAATCTGTATTTAGAAAAATAGCTAAAGCTACGCAAGAAGGAAGTAGTGTAAAAGGATTGCAGCCACTTGTTGAGATAATTATAGGAGCACAGGTTGATCCTTTTGTTGGAGTTTATAATGCTTTTGCAGGAGATACAGAAGAACAGTCCAAAGCTATCTATGACATATTAGGTATTAGTCCATCATATCAACCATCTTTAGGCATGTCATTTTCAAGTGAAGATATGCAATATATAAAAAAGACTGATCCTGATTTATATAAGTTATTGCAACAACAAAAAAGAGGAAAAAACAAGTTGATGCCGAAGTCTCAAATGAAAAGAGAAAACCCTGAATTATATTATAGCTTATATGGAAACGAGTAATTTTGATGAAGACAAGTGTTTTAACAACACCTATGAATTAATTACAGGTAAAAAAACTTTGTCTGATTTTTTAGATAATGGTGACCAGCTTTGGTTTTTATATAACCCACAAAAAGAAAAACTAAGATACAATGATCCTGTCTATGA